TGCACCAGCCCGAGCAGTTGTATACCACCCAGGCTTACTTGTATCGACACCGTAAGCTTCAATATAGCTTTGAACACCATTACCAAAAAACTCTCTATCGCCTGCATATAATTGACAAAATAACTCTTGCTGAGGTGTTAGTTTGTGCCCACTCTTTGTGGTTGGCTTAACAGTAGATTTTACTACCTTTTTACTCTTACTCTTGCTCTTCTTCACTACATCTCCCCCATCTCGTATTTACGGACGGTTTTCCATTGTTCTTCATGTTCTTTGAGGGATTTTTCAAGCGCCTCTTCGGTTCTAAAATAGATTATTCCTGGGTAAAAATATGATATAGAATGCACTGGGTGATAGGTTTTTGTAATTGTATCGTAATAAGCATGCCAATTTTTGCCATATTCAATACACTTTCCACCCTCAGCGTCATCTAGAAGCACTTGGCGAGCGGTTAGGTATTTTTTATAAGATTCGGCTTCGGCTTCGGTCTTAAAATAATTACCAATATTGTAGCGATAGTTGTCCATGCCGTCATTGGTATCAATCTCATGGCGTATAGCACCTTCATCGTCAATAAAATAATAACTATCACCTCTTCCACCCCTCCACCTTTCATGTTTTTCAGGGATTTCTTCAAACCACTCGTCGAAGTTATCAATCTCGCTAACTGTAAGCCATGGTCTAGTCAGACATCCATCTGTAACAACTTGACCTAATTCTTTATATTCGTCAGGACTTTCACGCTCCTCAAAGATAGTGCCGGCCTTAACGGTTGGGGTATCTTTTAACAACTTATATCGTTTCATCTTATTTTTCCTCGCTTAAATACTTAATCACCTCTTCTTTTGCCCCCTCAAAACGAGTTTTACTATGTTTCCCGGCGAGAAATCCTAAAGTTAAAATGATGAACATAACATCTATGACTGTAGATCCACCTAGTAGATGATGATTAAACATAAGTAATCCAGCAAACATTGAAAATGTAACTATATCTTTAATAATTGAACCCATTACTGATTCGTTTATAACTATGTATTTAGTTTTGTCGTCCATTCATTTCTCCTTGTTTATTCCATATTTTTTAATGAACTTTTTCGCACATTTCTCGCATAAATAAAGTGGATCTTCCCATTTTTCTTCGTCTTCAAGATTTTTTATAACTTTACCTAAATAGACCTTTGCGACTTTATTGCAACCATTCTTATTACATTGTGGCATCATATTTTTATCTTTCCTTTCTTGCTCCGCATTTACCACACTTGCAATTTATCGTGTGCGTCATGCACCAGCAGTTCTTACAGAGGCTAACATCGTAATCTACTATGCCAGTTCTGTATTCTTGGTATTCATCCACCGAATGAGTGCCGTTATAGTATTTCATTGCTTCATCAATTCCACGAGCTTCGCATATCATGGCGGTCTTCAAAATTATGGTGGCTTCGTTCGCCATTCGCTTAAATGTCGCCTCTCGTACGTCCTCGTGGACAAGCTTTATGCCTGATTTAGTCTGGGCTAAAATTGCTTCCACTATTTGATTGATTGTTGATAATTTCATTTTTGCTTCTCTTCTCGGAGGAGTGCCATCAGTGGCTCGACTCACTGATACGGATCCCATTAGCTTAGCTTTTCGGTTTGGCACTTCTATCATTTTGTCTATCTAAAAATTCTGAATAAGTAATAGCCTCTCTTTCACTATCTTCGTTCTCAAAAACCACTAAGGGTAGCTCAATATCAAATGAATTTGCTTCTTGTTGCCATGTAGGGTTTAATTCAATCCTTTTAACAATAAAGTTGGTTAATTTAATTTGATTATTGATAATAAACTGGTGAAGTGGGGTGTATTTGCCGGCTCTATCACAGCCATAACACTCTTTAAGATAGAGAATAACTTTAGTATCTTGATTTATCATAAAATCTTTCATTATTTCTCGCTCTACCTTTCTCTGGAATTATTCTAGCTGTGGATTTTCTTACCCAATCAGGTAAGTTTCCGGTTGTAATACTAATGTCGTGTAGGGTGGCAAGACGACGTATCGTACTCATGTCTAGATAACGGTAATCTCGCAATGCTCGCATGAATGGTCGCCAGTGATAAGTCCAAAAGTTTCTCTGCCGGACATCCCATCTCGTAAATTTCTGCCAGCCATATTTATCTTTGATGTAAATATCACGTGGATCAACGAACCATATTTCGAGACCATTCGTTTTCCGAACGGATACCTGATAATTTCTTGCCACTTTACCTCCTCGCAAGATTTTTATTTAATTACGTAAATATTCGTCAATTATTTTCTTACACCCCTCAAACCCAACCCCAAATTCGGCTCTATAACCCCTCGCACGCAGTTTTTCAAGCATTTCAGCCTGTTCTTCGAGGTGTTTATCTTTTTTCAGAGTGCCGTCTTTTTTATAGGGTGAATTCGATTCGGTTTTAATTTCCAGATAGAGACCGAAGTGAATCCCCCACTCACGTACGGGACTATGCCATATATTCATACTTGATTCAGCTATGAATAAATCCGGATAACCACGCTCTGGGTGTAATCTCTTATGTTTCGCTGCTTGACCTGGTGTTAATTTAAGATCTGCGCCAACATCAAAGCGATAGATTACGTTTGGATATTGTTGCTGCAAGTATCGGGCTATCTGCTCATAGAGATTGTGCTCGGAACTATATTTTGGAATTCGTCTCATTTTTTGTTACCTCCTTTCTTTTGGTTCTCCACTGCAGGTCATAACATTGAGTCATACAGTGGAGACAACAACTTAAAACTAACGTGAGGAGATAATACAAATTACTTTGTACCAACAATCTACAATTGTAGAAATTCAATAGCTAATAGTTATTAGTTTTAAGCTAGTGGCTGCGTCTGTATTGACATTTAACTGGTTATTTACTTAAGGGGGTATACCAGCACCACATTACAATTCATTTAAGTTCTTTTAGCTTTTTAATAGCTTCTTAAATCCTCTATCATTACAAATCTTCAAGATCAATATCAAAACATTTGGCGAGCATGTTTTTGATTTTTTCGGCAACTTTATTCTTCGCTTTCTTATCCTCATCGTCTTCATCACAGTCATTATCACTGCTCTTTTCATCTTCAGATTTTGAGGTGTTTATTTCTTCGAAATTAGATTTAAGTTTTTCTAAGATTTTTCCGCCAAGATCGGTATCTATTTTTGCTACGGCTTCAAAAAGTAGATTTATCATCTCATAGATTGCAAATTTTGAGCCTACTGTGGTATTTATTACTTCACCAGTATTGGATACTCCAATAGTTATATATCCAATAAGTTTATCTTTCGAAACACATTCTTTAATTGTTTCAACCGCAGAGTCAAGATTCTCTAATTCTTTGTGTTTAATTGTTCTAGCACCTGTAGACTTGATTAATTTATCTATTAACTCATTTAACCCATCGTTCATTTCGTTATTTTTCATAGTTTCTCCTTAAAATTAAATTATTACTCTAACCCTTTGCCTTGATCTAACCTATCGCCATATCCGTTATTGATTAAAAACTCACGAAGTTCTGCCGCCATTGTCAGAATCCAGTTCAAACCATCTTCAAGTGTTTTACGATTCAAATAAACGATTCCAACCGTGATATGGTTCTTGTCGGTATGGTGGATGTGCTGATTCTTACAATAGAACTCAAAGCGCTTGAGTTCAGGGTAAAGCACTTGATAGACTTCTGATTGCTTTGAATTGGTATAATCTGAAGCCGTAGCTTTGCCAGTCTTCCAATCAATTCCAGTTGTGCCGTCTTTAACATCTAGCACGCCAGAAATTACACACCAATCTGTTAATTTGCGGACTCGTTTGGTTGCTAGTTCAACTTCTGGTGCTTCTAATTTGCGACCACCAAAGATTTTTGGGATTGCTTTATGTTTTTTGACATATCGTTCCCAAATACCATGCATCTTTTTCCCAAACTCCATTGCATCATTCGGTTCAATTTCAACACCAGTGTATGGAGCAATAGCACGATCAATATCGCCACTCTCCCAAGCACTTAAAATTGAATAACTGACACGAATTGCACCAAAACCATCGTTATTCATTAGAAGCCTCGCTGACTGTTATTCTGATCGTCTTTTTACGTTCTACTTCTGCAATACCGGCAGGTAATCGATAATATTTCGCTCGATGTTCATCAATCGCTTTTGAATTGATTGACCATGTGGTCTTTTTCGTCCAAAACTTAGAACTATGAAACTTGGCTTCACCATTGTCTTTATATTTTGCTCCAGCAGCAGAATAGTTAATTTTGATTTTCTCACCCTTAATGGCTGAAAAATTTGGATTAAATTCTAATGCTTGGCGTTCAATCTCTGATTTAAGTAATTCAACTGCTTTATCGACCTCAGCTTGAATTTCAAGAAGGCGAATAATTGCTTTCTCAGCATTAGGATTAACAATAAAGTCTTTACCCTCGTTCTGTGCCTGAAAAATTTCAGTTGGGTTAATTTTTACTATTAACTCGTTGTTCATTTTGCCCTCTTCTCATATTTCTTTATCAAGATTGAAACTTGTTGCCCAAGCCTCCCTAAGTCATTAAAAGTATCATCAAATATCTGTTGGTCTGGCTTACCTTTGTCGAAAATTACATACTCGCTCATTTCTTCACGCATATATTCATAAGAATGATAAATAGTACCGCGCAAATTTTTGAGCATA